ATGGAAAATTATATCAGACAACTGAATATCGCCCGGCCAAGTGACAAGCAGATGAGCTTTCTTACAGACACACACCCCATAGTCTGCTTCGGCGGGGCAAGAGGCGGCGGGAAGAGCTGGGCCGTGAGGGTGAAGGCGGCGCTTCTCTGCCTTAAGTACCCGGGCATTAAGGTGATGATAATACGAAAAACCTACCCGGAACTGCAGGAAAACCACATAATCCCCTTAAGCGAAATGCTCCGCTGCCACCACATTGACCCGGCAGAGCATCTGGCGGAGTACAACGACTCCAAAAAGCACATCGCTTTTCCCAACGGCAGCCGCATCATCTTCCGCTACTGCGAGGACGACAGGGATGCACAGCGCTTTCAGGGTACGGAGGTGGATGTGCTCTTTGTGGACGAGGCCACACAGCAAAGTGAGGCCCGGATGGACATGCTCCGGGCCTGTGTGCGAGGGGTCAACGACTTTCCAAAGCGCATCTACTTTACCTGTAACCCCGGGGGCGAGGGCCATGGCTGGGTAAAGCGGCTCTTTATCGACAGGCTCTACAAGGACAATGAGCGCGCCGAGGACCACAGCTTTATCCAGAGTCTGGTGACGGACAACCATGCTCTCATGGCCTCCGACCCCGGCTACATAGAAAAGCTCCGCTCCCTGCCGGAGAAGCTGCGCCGGGCATGGCTCTACGGCGACTGGGATGTTTACGAGGGCCAGTTCTTCGACGATTTTCGACAGACACCGGATATGCGACTGGCGGCAGAGGCGGGCTGTGAGCTCAGTCAGGAGGAGCTTAAAAAGCAGGGCCGCTGGTGCCATGTGATAGAGCCCTTTGATTTAAATGCCGGGGAGAGGCGGGGCTGGAGAATACTGCGCTCCTACGACTTCGGCTACGGCAAGCCCTTTTCCTGCGCATGGTGGGCGGTGGACTATGACGGGGTGCTCTACCGCATCCTTGAGCTCTACGGCAGCACCGATGAGCCAAACGTGGGGCTTCGCTGGACGCCCCAGAGGCAGTTTCGGGAAATTCGGAGGATGGAGACCGAGCACCCATGGCTTCGGGGCAGGAGCATTACCGGCGTTGCCGACCCCAGCATCTGGGACGCAAGCCGGGGGGAGAGCGTGGCGGAGACGGCGGCAAAGGAGGGGATATACTTCACGCCCGGGGACAACCGGCGTATACCCGGCTGGATGCAGTGCCACTACCGGCTGCAGTTCGATTCAGAGGGCTATGCCAGAATGTACGTGTTCTCAAGCTGCCGGGCCTTTATACGCACCGTGCCTCTCATGCGCTTTGACAAGGGCCGGGCGGAGGATCTGGACACGGAGCTGGAGGACCATGTATGTGACGAGTGGCGCTATATGTGCATGTCCCGCCCGGTGGGGGCAATGAGGGTGAAGGAGGAGAAGGAGATAGGATTTGTGATTGACCCGTTGGGGAGATAATAGTGAAGAGGGAATAGTGAAGAGGGAATAGGTGACAACCCCTCCGCCCCCTGCGGGGGCACCTCCCCTTACCGCCGCAAGCGGCACTAGCTTCGCGTCGCAGGGGAGGCAAGGGGAGGCGGATTGCCAGGTTGTCAGAACAACGCAATAAAGCCACTTTCAGCCCCGCAGGGGCAGAAAGTCGGCACATTGCATTGTTCTTCCTTTCCCCATTGAAGGTCAAGCCTTCAATGGGGGCCCCGAGGCGCACTGGCTTCGCAATGACAGGGGGAGGCGGAGAGGCGGATTCCCACGACCAGTCTGCGGACTGGTCTCGGAATGACATTTCTTTCGGTGCAGTCGATAATTTGTCATTGCGAGGAGCGAAGCGACGTGGCAATCCGCATCCCCTGACAGAAATTTGAATGGAGGAAATAATGCAGAACAATTTACCTGTGGATGGGCAGAGGCTCAGGGACTTTACCCGGACTCTGCAAAAGTACAAGGCCGGAAAGGCCAGCATCGAGCGTAGGTGCATCGCGGCGGAAAACTGGTGGAAGCTGCGAAACAGCGCGGAGGAGGCAAAGGAGGCCCAGTCCCTCTCGGGCTTCAAGGCGGTAAGCGGATGGCTGCACAATGTATTGGTATCAAAGCATGCAGACGGCATGGACGCCTACCCCCAGCCCAACATCCTGCCCAGAGAGCCGGGGGATGCAGCCGAGGCACGAAAGCTCAGCAAGATACTGCCGGTGGTTCTGGAGCAGAACGCCTTTGAAGAGGTCTACTCGGACGTGCTATGGCAGAAGCTCAAGACCGGGACAGGGGTATTCAAGGTAGTCTGGGACAGGGATAAGCTAAACGGCCTTGGGGATATCTCCATACAGCGAGTGGACCTTCTCAACATCTTCTGGGAGCCGGGGGTGGGCGACATTCAGCAGAGCGCCTGTGTGTTCTGTACAAGCCTTGAGGACACCGGGCTTCTTGAGCAGCAGTACCCCCAGCTTAAGGGGAAGCTTAGTGGCAATGGTTTCAGCCCCTCCCGCTTTCAGGGGGATGACGCTGCCTACCCTGAGGGCAGGACGCTGGTTATTGAGGTCTACTACAAAAAGCGGCAGGCGGGCAGAACTGTGCTCCACTACTGCCGCTATGTGGGGGAGACGGTGCTGTATTCAACGGAGAATGAGGAGGCTGCAATAGATTGTGGCAACCCCTCCGCCCCCTGCGGGGGCACCTCCCCTTACACAGGGGAGGCTGTGAGGAATGGCCTCTATAATCATGGGCAGTATCCCTTTGTGTTTGACTGTCTCTTCCCCGTGGAGGGGAGTCCCTGCGGCTACGGCTTTATTGACCTGTGCCGCAATCCCCAGACCCAGATAGACCTGCTGCAGACCGCCTTTATCCGAAACACCATGGTTGGCGCTGTGCCCCGCTACTTCCGGCGCATTGACGGGGCAATAAACGACAGCGAGTTTCTGGACATTAACCGGGCTCTGGTGACGGTGGACGGCAACCTTGGCGAGGACAGCCTGCGAGCCATCGACTACCGCCCCCTCTCCGGCAACTACCTTGAGGTACGCCAGAACGTGATTGAGGAGCTGCGTGAGACCTCGGGAAACACGGAGACCTCCTCCGGGGTGGCAGGCGGCGGGGTCACTGCGGCCTCTGCAATCGCGGCCTTGCAGGAGGCCAGCGGCAAGGGCAGCCGTGACGCATCCCGCACCAGCTACCGGGCCTACGGAAAGGTGATAGAGCTTTGCATTGAGCTTATACGGCAGTTTTACACCCTGCCCAGACAGTTTCGCATCACGGGGGCTATGGGGGCGGAGAGCTTTGTAAGCTACTCCAATGAGGCCCTGCTGCCCCGGAGTCTGGGGACTGTGGCCGGGGTGGAGCTGGGGCATTATCAGCCGGTCTTTGACGTGAAGGTTGTGCCCGAGCGCCAGAGCCCCTACAAGCGGATGGAGCAGAACGAGCTGGCCCTGCAGTTTTATCAGCTTGGCTTCTTCCAGCCGGAGCGGGCACAGGCGGCCCTGGGCTGTCTGGAGATGATGGAATTTGAGGGCAGGGAGGAGCTTTGCCGCAGAATAAGGGAGAACGCCCTGAGACAGCAGCGCCTTGCCCTTATGACCCAGGCGGCAAGACCCATGACAGCGCCGGACATGAGGCAGTCCGGGGCTATAAAGGCGGCAAGCGCCGCTATACCGGGAGGTGAGGCACAGTGACAAAAGTAAGCTTTGACAGGGCTAAGCTGGAGCTTCGGATAGAGGGCCATGCGGGGCACGCCGCCCTTGGGCGGGACATCGTCTGCGCCGCCGAGAGCATACTGCTCTACACGCTGCTTGACTGGGTGCAGCGGAGAGAGGCGCTGATGCACCCTCAGGTCTTTCTCACAGAGGGGAATGCAAGGATAGTATGCAGGCCGGAGAGGAAGGACACGCGCCGCTGCCGGGAGATAATGGAGGCGGTATTTCGCGGCTATGAGCTGCTGGCGGAGGGATATCCCATGTGTGTGGAGATAAAAAAATAGGGAATAGTGAAGAGGGAAGAGGTGACAAGCCCTCAGGCGCTGCGCGCCAGCTCCCCTTACCGCCGCAAGCGGCACTAGCTTCGCGTCGCAGGGGAGCCAAGGGGGAGAACGGATTGCCAGGTTGTCATTTCAATGCCATCAAGCCACTTTCAGCCCCGCAGGGGCAGAAAGTCGGCCCATGACATTGAAATTCCTTTCCCCATTGAAGGTCAAGCCTTCAATGGGGGCCTCGATGTGCGCACTGGCTTCGCAATGACAGGGGGGAACGGATTGCCAGGTTGTCATTTCAATGCCATCAAGCCACTTTCAGCCCCGCAGGGGCAGAAAGTCGGCCCATGACATTGAAATTCCTTTCCCCATTGAAGGTCAAGCCTTCAATGGGGGCCCCGATGTGCGCACTGGCTTCGCAATGACAGATTTTGCGGTGCAGTCAAAAATTTGTCATTGCGAACGGAGGCGAAGCCGGAGTGTGGCAATCCGCGTCCCCGTTCTCTTTCCCTCGTTCACAAAAAATTTTAATTCTAAAGTTAGGTTTAACTTGACTTATTCGGTGGCTGTGGTATAATAGCCAATGAGGATAAGAATAACGATAAATATATCTCAGGAGGACAGAATGATACTTATAGCAGATGACCCTATCATACGCGCTATGGAGCGCGGGGGATATCCCCCCTGGATAAGGGGCGGCGAAGCTGAGGGCAGAATATGCTGCGCTTAAGGCTTTTGCCCCTGTTTTGCCCGGATGAGACCGGGGCGGCTCAGGCGGCTCTGAGCCCGGAGGCTGTGGAGAATGAGCAGGTGACTGTTCAGGCGGCGGCGGAGGAAGGTGATAGCTCCAATGCCGCGCCCGAGAGCACTGCCCACTCCACTGCTGCACCGGATACCGCCGCTGAGAGCAGCCAGCCGCCCCAATTTCACCGGCTGCAGAGGCACACTATGGAGCTTCGCCGTCAGGAGGGGGAGATAAAAAAGCTCATCCCCGGCTTCAGCCTTGACAGAGAGCTTAAGCGAAACCCGGAGCTTTTACGGCTCACTGCCCCCGGCTCACCCCTGACTCTTGCTGAGGCTTTGACGGCGGTGAATCTGCCCCGGCTTGCCGCCATGAGGGAGGCAAGGCTCATACGCCTTGTGCAGGAGAGCGCCGCCAAGAGCATGGCCACCGGCCAGTACCGCCCGGCAGAGCTTCGCAGTCTCTCAGGCGAGGCTGTAGGCTCTGCGCCCCGCAGTGCCCAGGAGAGGGAGAGGCTCAAGGAGAGGATACGCGGCGGCGAGAGGATTAGGCCCTAGGCCTTAGGTAACAGGTAATAGTGAAGAGTGAAGAGGTAGGGGAGAACGGATTCCCACAGCGTCAGAACAACGCAATAAAGCCACTTTCAGCCCCGCAGGGGCAGAAAGTCGGCACATTGCATTGTTCTTCCTTTCCAAATCAAATCCGCTTCGCTGGGCTTTGATTTGGTTTTTCCTTCGCTTCGCTCGGGGTTACGGATTGCCACGTCGCTACGCTCCTCGCAATGACAGGCTTTTGATTTTTGCCTTGTCTTTTATAGAAAGGAAATCTACCAAGTCTGTCATTCCGAGACCAGTCCGCAGACTGGTCGTGGGAATCCGTTCCCCCCCCCCACAAAATACAAAAAAGGGACAATCCCTCCGTCACGGCTTCGCCGTGCCACCTCCCTTTACCGCCGCAAGCGGCACTAGCTTCGCGTCGCAGGGAGGCTATAATGAAAAAGGAGATATCAATATGAACAGATACATACTTGACCTGCAGTTTTTTGCCGAGGCGGGGACTCTGGTCAACACCAGCACCCAGTACGTAAATGCAGCCACCGGCGCCGGCACTGCTTTTGAGGGCGTAAACACCCTCTCTGCCGAGCTTAAGACCTTCTACGACACCGAGCTTCTGGAGAACGCCCGTGCCGAGATGTACTACGCCCAGTTCGGCAAAAAGCAGCCCCTGCCCGCAAACCACAAGGGCAGTGTGGAGTGGCGCAAGTGGAACACCTTTGAAAAGGCCCAGCAGCTTACCGAGGGCGTTATACCCACCGGTCAGAAGTTCGGCGTAAGCGCCCGCACCGGCACTATAAACCAGTACGGCACCTACACCTCCATCTCCGACCGCCTGGAGCTGCAGGCCTACGACAACATCATCCTGGGCGCGGCCGAGGAGATGGGCGCATCCGCCGCCGAGACTCAGGAGACTCTTATCCGCGACGCACTGCTGGCGAACTCCAACGTCCTCTACTGCGACAATGTGGACAGTGAGGGCGCGGTAAAGTCCACCCCCACCGCCTGCAATGAGATGGGCGCAACTGATGCTGACGGCTATTCCCTGCTGACCCCCGCCATGGTCAACAAGGCCGTCACCATCATGAAGAAAAACCGCGTCCCCCGCATCAACGGCTGCTACTGCGCCGTTATCCACCCCAGCGTGGCCCACGACCTGCGTGAAAGTAAGGGCTGGCTGGAGGCACACAAGTATGCCGCTCCCGAGGAGCTCTTCAACGGCGAGATTGGCCAGCTCCACGGCGTGCGCTTTGTGGAGGACGTATTTGCCCCGGTGCTGGGCGGCGACTACGTAAACAAGTCCGGCGGCGTCACCTATGCCACCTACTTCTTTGGCAAGGACAGCTTTGGCATCATCGAGCCCGAGGGCGGCGCACTTGAGATGATAGTCAAGGACAAGAGCGAGATCGGCGGCCCTCTCAACCAGTTTTCCACCATCGGCTACAAGCTGGAGACCAACGGCGCTACCATCCTCTATCCCGAGCGTCTGCTGAGAGTAATGAGCTGCTCCAGCTTCTCCGCCGAGGATGCTGCAAACTGAGGTGAAGTGCTATGAGTGAAACCAAGAAGGCCGCCGCTCTGGGGATCGAGGTATTCATCCCCAGAGGCTCTGACCGTGACGACCCCAACCACTTCATCGGCATCAACGGCGTAAACTATCTGCTGCCCAAGGGCAAGAGCTCCGTAGTGCCCGCCCATGTGGCGGCGGAGTACAAGAGAAGCGTTGCCGCCGAGGACGCGCTGCACAGAAGCGTGGAGAAGATGAGCGGGATGTAAGGGGGAGAACGGATAAAGAGAACGGATTGCCACGGCGTCAGAACAACGCCATAAAGCCACTTTCAGCCCCAGAGGGGCAGAAAGTCGGCGGATGACATTGTTCTTCCTTTCCCCATTGAAGGTCAAGCCTTCAATGGGGGCCCCATGTGCGCGCTTCGCAATGACAGGTTTTAGGCTGCAGTCAATAGCTTGTCATTCCGAGGAGGCACGAAGTGCCGACGTGGGAATCCGCATCCCCGGAGGTATGACAATATGACAGCATTGGAAATAATCGCTCTCTGTGATGAGAGAGAGCCTAACCACTACGACACCGCTCAGAAGCTGCGCTGGCTTCGGGAGCTGGATATGAGAATGAGGGAGGAGCTGGGGGAGAGCTACTTTGGGGAGACGGATTGCCACGGCGTCATTTCAATGCCATCAAGCCACTTTCAGCCCCAGAGGGGCAGAAAGTCGGCCAATGACATTGAAATTCCTTTTCCCATTGAAGGTCAAGCCTTCAATGGGGACCCCGAGGCGCACTGGCTTCGCAATGACAAATTATCGGCTGCACCGGAAGAAATGTCATTCCGAGACCAGTCCGCAGACTGGTCGTGGGAATCCGTTCTCTCCCCTGATGGCCGGGAGGAGCTGTACATACAGTGGCTCATATCCCGCATATCGGCTGCAAACGGGGAGACTGAGCGCTATAACCGGGCAGTCACCCTCTTTAACGAGCAGTACCGCGCCCTCACCGCCTATCTTATAAGAAAGGAAAGACCGGGCCAGCCTCCCGTCTTTGTTATCTGAGATGCCCATACTGCCAAGACTTAAAGAGCAGCCGGCAGAGCGGCAGTTTACCGACTGCTTCTACGGCTACCGCCGGGCAGCCCGCTTAAACCCCGGCGAGTTTTACCACACGGAGAACCTTTCCACGGAAGCTTTCCCCCTGCTTTCACAGCGCAGAAAGCGGGGCTTTGTAAAAAAGCTCAGCGCCCCCGGGGCTCTGCTGGGGGGCGAAAGGCTCTGTTACATAGACGATGGCACTCTCTACATCGACGGGGAGGCCACCGGCCTTACCGGCATCAGCCCCGGGGAAAAGCAGCTTGTGGGTATGGGCGCATACATCTGCGTCTTTCCCGACAAGCTCTACTATAACTGCGCAGAGCCTACGGACTTTGGCTCAATGGAGGCAAGCTACTCCAGCGCGGGCAGGGTGGAATACGCCCTCTGCACTCTGGATGGGGGGGAGCTGCCCATGCCGGAGACCTCCGACTCCGCCCCGGAGAGCCCGGAAAACGGCGCGCTCTGGATGGACAATACTGTACTGCGCCAGTGGTCCGAGGCACTGAGCTGCTGGGTGGAGCTGACGGGGGTATATGTGAAGCTCAGCTTCATATCCGAAGGGGAAATCCCCGGCCTCTTCAATAAGCTGGACGGGGTGCGCATCTCCGGTGCTGCCGTGGAGGACTTAAACGGCAGCAAAATACTCTACGGCCTGGGAACTGACAAGGCCGGCCGGGACTACATACTGCTGCAGGGCCTTATCACCGAAAGCATAAGCCAGAGTGAGGGCAGCGTCACCATTGAGCGAAGGCTTCCCCAGATGGACTATGTGTGCCAGTGCCGTAACCGGCTCTGGGGCTGCCGCTGGGGCGGCGGACTCAATGAAATCTACTGCTGCGCCCTGGGCGACTTCAAAAACTGGGAGCAGTTTCTGGGGCTCAGCACCGACTCATGGCGGGCAAGCGTTGGCGTTGAGGGGGAGTGGACCGGGGCGGTCTGCTTTATGGACAGCCCCTGCTTCTTCAAGGCCTCCGGCATCGGGAGAGTCAGCGTGTCGGAGCTGGGCGCCCACCGCCTGAGCTTCATAGGCTGCTCGGGCATGGAGCAGGGCAGCCACCGCTCCGCCGCCCAGTGTGATGGGGCCCTTATCTACAAGGCCCCCGGCGCGGTGTGCATCTGGCAGGGGGGCTACCCGGAGGAGATAAGCCAGGCCCTGGGTGATGTGAGCTACAAAAACGCAGTCTCCGCCGCCTTGGGCAAGCTCATCTACATCTCCATGGAGGATGAGGCGGGGCAGCGCCAGCTCTTTGTATACGATATGCGCCGCAAGCTCTGGATACGGGAGGACAGCCTCCCCATTAGCCAGCTTGCCGCCGTGGGGCAGGAGCTCTACGCCCTGGCCCACAATGAGCTCTGGGCACTGCGGGGCAGCGTGGGTGAGAGTGAGAGCTTTATCCCATGGCAGGCCCAGAGCGGCGTTATGGGCTACCGCCAGCCGGGGAAGAAGTACATCTCCCGCTTTATACTGCGCCTTGAGATGGAGCAGGGGGCGGAAATGAGAGTATATGTGCGCTACGACTCCGGCGAGGACTGGCTCTTGCAGGGTGAGATAAGCCGCCGGGGGCGGGGCAGTGTGCTCATCCCGGTGCGGCCCCGCCGCTGCGACCACATGGAGCTGAAGCTGGAGGGTCGGGGCGAAGTGAGGCTTCTGAGCCTTTGCCGGGTGCTGGAGAGGGGTGGGGATATATGAAGCGGATATTTGAGCTGCCCCCCGCCCCCTCCGGCACGCTCCAGCAGCAGATAGACGCCCTGCGGGCCTATCTGCTGCGGCTGGTGCTGGAGATGAATGAGGAGGAGTGAGGGGGAACGGATAAAGAGAACGGATTGCCACGGCGGCGAAGCCGCCTCGCAATGACGGGTTTTAGGCTGCAGTCAATAGCTTGTCATTCCGAGGAGGCACACAGTGCCGACGTGGGAATCCGCATCCCGGTCGCGAAGCCGAAGGACGACAGTAAGAGAGAACGGATTGCCACGGCGGCGAAGCCGCCTCGCAATGACAGGTTTTTCGGTGCAGCCTATAGCTTGTCATTCCGAGGAGGCACACAGTGCCGACGTGGGAATCCGCATCCCGGTCGCGAAGCCGAAGGATGACAGTAAGAGAGAACGGATTGCCACGACGTCAGAACAACGCCATCAAGCCACTTTCAGCCCCGCAGGGGCAGAAAGTCGGCGGATGACATTGTTCTTCCTTTCCCCATTGAAGGTCAAGCCTTCAATGGGGGCCCCATGTGCGCGCCTCGCAATGACAGGTTTTAGGCTGCAGTCAATAGTTTGTCATTGCGAAGCCAGTGCGCACACTGGCTGTGGCAATCCGCATCCCCTACAGGAGGAATAATATTGATAGATTTTTACATAACAGGCCAGAGCCTTAAGTTCTATAGCCCGGTCATTGCTGCCGACACGCTAAACTACCTGTCGGCACGCTTCCACTTTGACGGGGCGGACTGGCAGGGCCTTACAAAGTGGGTGCATTTTCGCCAGGGCGACACGGTCTACGACCTTGCCCTTGACGAGGAGGATGAGATTAAAAGCGCCGCCGGGCTCAATCTCCACATTGGCTACTGGCAGGTATATCTCACAGGCCACGGCGAGGACACGCGCCTTACCACCGACACGGCGATACTTATGGTGAAAAAGAGCGGCCTTGTGGACGCACCCCTCCACGAGCTGCCCCAGTCGGTGGCAGAGCAGCTTGCCGTCAAGGCGGACAGCGCACTGCAGTACGCAAAAAGCGTCCATGAGGCGGCAGAGCGGGGCGACTTCACCGGGCAGAGCTTTCAGGTGCTGGGCTATTTTGCCACCCTCTCGGAGCTTCAGGCGGCAGTGCCCCGGCCCGACAGGGGCAGCGTCTACGGCGTGGGCAGCGGCGCGCCCTATGACATCTACATCTGGGACAGCGTAAACGGGCGCTGGCACAATAACGGCCCTATTCAGGGGGCAAGCGGTGAAAAGGGAGAGCGGGGCGCTACCTTTACGCCCCATGTGGATGAAAGCGGAAAGCTTAGCTGGACAAATGACGCCGGGCTTAATAACCCCGAGACTGTGAGCATCATGGGCCCCAAGGGTGACAGGGGCGACAAGGGCGCCGACGGGCAGAGCCCCTTTGAAGCGGCAGTGGCCGAGGGCTTTACCGGCACTGCCAGCACCTTTAACTCCGCCCTTGTAATGCTGCCCCAGCACGCCGCCCGCCACGGAGAGGGCGGGGTGGACGCTCTGCCTGAGGGCAGCGTCTCGGAGGCGATGATTGCCACAAACGCCGTCAGCCGGGAGTTTAGCGCCACTGTTGCCACCGGCTGGTCCGGCTCGGCAGCGCCCTACAGCAAGGCCACCACCATAAGCGGGCTTCTGGCAACGGACAAGCCCATTATCGACCTTGTGCCCTCTTCCACCTACGCCACGGCACAGCAGCAGTGCGATGCTTGGGCGCAGGTCTACCGGGCGGTGACGGCGGCAAACACCCTCACCCTCTACGCCCATGAAAAGCCCACGGTGGCCCTGCCTATTCAGCTTAAGGTGGTGAGAAAGTAATGGGAGAGGGATTTATAACACGCAGAGGGGGCGGCCCGGGCCTTGAGCTGAAGGTGTTAGGCGGCACAAGCCAGCCCACAGGGGCAGCCAACACCATCTGGGTAAACACTTCCACCGCCATTAACGGCTACGCTTTCTCAGCAAGCCAGCCTGCAAGCCCCGTAAGCGGCATGGTCTGGTTTCTGGTGGGCGCAAGCTCCACCGCGCCTATGGACCTGGACAAAAAGAACACGGTGATGGTCTATCCCAACGCCTGCTATCAGTATGTGTCCGGCGCATGGACAGCAAAGACCGCCATGACTTATCTTGGCGGCAAATGGGTGGACTGGTGGAACGGCCAGCTCTACACCCCGGGCAATGAGTGGTCCGCCGTTACAGGCGGCTGGGTGACAAAGGCCCTGAAAGCCAGCAGCGCCTCCAGCGTCTCTGCCACAGCGCCCACCGTCACCAAAGGCAGCTCCGATATCTATGCCGCAAACACCGGCGGCGGCATCCTGTACTGCGCCAACAAGATTGATTTGAGCCGCTTTTCCACCATCACCTTCAAGGGCAGCTTCACCAGAGGCGGCAGTCAGGGCATAAACTGCGCCGCTTTCTGCTGGACGGCGCTGGGCAGCTACTACGCCTATGAGAATGTGGCGGCCTCCGTCGGGCTTTCCGCTGCCAGCGGTACAGAGCTGGTGCTGGATGTGTCCGGTGTATCCGGCAGCCATTATGTGGGTCTGGGCCTGACCAATTCCTCGGCCCGGATAACTGAGATTCTTATGACATAAGGGGGTAGGGGTATGAGAGTTTACATTGACCCGGACTGCAAGTGCCACAGCGTAAACGACGGCACAATGCGTGGCTTTGAGCTGCCCTTTTTTGACCATAAGTGCAAAGCCTTTATTGAGGGCTACCGCTACATCCCGCAGGGGGAGAGCTGGACGCGGCCCGACGGCGTGGTGTTTCACGGGGAGATGACAGCCCCCTTTGTGGACTCACGGCTGCTGGAGGCCTACCAGCAGCAGTATGAGGCCGTGCTCCCTGAGCTTTCCGACGCGGAGACGGCCCTTGAGATAATGGGGGTGGAGAGAGATGAATAAGCGAACAAAAGCCGCAGAGCGTGCAAGGGAGGAGATTCGCCTTGCCCTCACCACGGTCTACGCCGCACTCAACTCCGGTCAGCAGCAGAAGCTTTTGAAGGATGAGGCGGTAAAGCTCATCTTTGACCGCTACGGGGTGGACTATGAGAGATAAGCTCATTGCCCTTGCCCTCAGTGAGGACGGCTACATGGAAAAGGACGCGGGGATGGAGCTTTATAATAAGCTCCCCGGCGGCCATGGCAACTACACCAAGTACGCCAAGGAGCTGGACGGAGTGGAGGGCTTCTATAACGGCAAAAAGCAGGGCTATCCCTGGTGCGACGTGTTTGTGGACTGGTGCTTTTATAAGTGCTTTGGTGAGGCAGCGCGCCAGATGCTCTGCCAGCCAAGCTACAGCGCCGGGGCGGGCTGCACCTATTCTGCCGCCTACTACAAGGCGGCGGGCAGATTCCATAATACGCCCCAGCCCGGCGACCAGATATTCTTCGGCGACGATACCGAGTGCGTCCACACGGGGCTTGTCTACAAGGTGGACGAGGGCTTCGTCTACACCGTGGAGGGCAACACCTCCGCCGCCGGGGGCGTGGTGGCAAACGGGGGGCAGGTGTGCCGCAAGCGCTACGCCCTCTCCTACGCCGCCATCTACGGCTACGGCAGACCCCGCTGGGACGCAGAGCCGGAGGCTTCACCGGCGGCAAAGACCGTGACGCTCACTGTGCGTGAGCTTCACCGGGGCATGAGCGGGGCGCAGGTCAAAAGCATGCAGCGGCTATTAATCCCCCGGGGCTTTGACTGCGGACGCTGGGGCGCGGACGGCGACTTCGGCGGGGATACCGAGCGCTCACTCAAAGCCTTTCAGCAGGAAAACCGCCTTGAGCCGGACGGCATATGCGGGGAGAATAGTTGGAGAGCACTTGTAGGGGAGGATTAGGA